ACCAGGGTGCCAGCTCATCATCGAACCATGTTTCCTCAAGACTCTTAGCCGTACCGGTGGAAGCCCTCTGTCCGATAACTAAAAACGGAGTCTCGCTGGGCTCAAGCTCCAATATCTCATCGGCGACATTTAAATCTCTCCTATCAGTATCAATATTAAATGAAGTTATAGGAGAGCCATCAGTGCCCTGCCATATATTCTTAGCCATTAATCTTCACTCCTTAGTTTAGTTGCCGAATATCCCACCCTTATTGCCGAATATTTTATTTTTTATAGCTTCAGCTTCATCAGGCTCGGCTTGTCTCCTGATGTTTCGGCCACTGGATTTACCCAGTTGGGCGGCTTTCTTAATATCGGCTTGGTTTGTTTGATTTTGATTATCCTGCTGAGGTTGTTGCTGTTGAGTTTGGCTTTGCTGGTTATTGTTCTGCTGTAAACGGCTTCTAGCATACTGGAAAGCCTCTTTGACATTGTTCGGAAATAATATCGGATTTCGTTTGTGTGGATTGCGTGCCATATACTGCATGATGTGTTTTTTGGTTTCAGGGTTTTCAATAGATTCTTCGCCAAACTCTTCCTTAATTTCTTCTATTTGCTTTCTATAATGCTTAGCATACTGTTCCTGCTGTTGCTGCTCATATGCTGGCTGTTGTGGTTGAGGCTGTTGCTGAGGGGCTTGCCCCTGATGTATCTGCTGTTGCTGGTTGAGCATGCTTCTATCCTGGGGAGACATTTGCTGTCTAACCTGCTGCTGCTGAGCATCGGTCATTTGCATAATTTCCTGTACGGCTTCAACAGGGTTCCTCATTAGCTTTCTGCGGAATTTTTTGGGGTCAATATCCTGGCTGGCCTTGCCTTGATTGTCCTGTGCCTGCCCCTGCCCTTGCTGTTGTGGCTGTTGTTGCTGCTGTTGAGGTTGCTGTCGTTGGGGCGACATAAACCTTCCGGTTTGAGGGTCTCGGCGTGGCTGCCTGCGTTGTTGCTGTTGCTGCTGCGGTTGTTGTGTTTGTTGGCTCTGCTGCTGTTGAGGAGCCTGATACTGTGTCATATTCTGGTTTGCCTGCTTTAGTCGCTGGCTAACCTGAGCGGCATACTTTTGATACTGGTTCAGCTTTTGCTTTAGCTCTTTGTTCTCGTCTTTCAGTTTCTGGTTGGTATGTCTTGTTTCGTCAACATCAGAGGTCTTGCCCATCTGCTGCTCTAGCTCCTGATAAACTTCCTCTAGCTCGCTATCAGAAGAAGAGTGTACTCTGTCAGGGTCTAAGGTTTTTCCTAGTTTTTTGCCTATCTCGTCAATACCACGAACAAGCTCTGCACGGCTAGTAAACTTGCCTGCTAACTTATCCTTCGTGGGAGTATCGGCTTGTCGAACAGTTTCTCCCTCTTTTCCTTCTTCAGAAGAAGCGGTGTCATCAGTTTCAGTTTGCTGATTATCCTGTATTTCAGGGTCAGCTTTCTGCTGCTGCTTTTCTTCCTCTTCTTCCGGTTCGGGCCGATTTTTCGGGCTAAGACCAAGTGCAGAACGGTTATCCTTATCGGACCGTTTCTGTTGGCCGAATATTTCGCTCATTATTTAACCTCCGATTGTAATTTATTTAAATACAGCTCCGGTTTTTCGTTAATCTCCTTTAATAAAGAAACTCTTTCCTGCAATTTTGCTATTTCTGTAGTTTTCTCCGGGTCAACTCTTAAAAGGGTACTTTCTGCTGCCTTCTTTTTCTCTTCAAGAATATTTTTAAAGTGTATCCAGCCGGGGCTTTCTGCCAGGCTTGCTATCGCCTCTTCTTTTTTTCCCTGTAATAATATACGCTGCTCCCTATCTTCGTTTATATTTATGCACCCCCTCTATTACCTGCCGGCTGTGGCTGTGGCGTGCCATCAGGGGCTATTCCACCCTCCCTGTGAGGGGAAGGTATCTGACCTGCTCCCAATTGTCCTCCCTGTCCAGCCTGCATAAATATCTCGCCCGGCATAGCTTCAGTTCCTGCCATTTGAGAAATTTCTTGCAACACCTGCTGTTTAATCATATCGTATTGTTCGGCAGGTATCATAAATCTTTCTGGATTATCAATATCAAACTCTGACAGCCATTCCTCTAAGAGCTTCTGGTAATTTACAAACGGTATTTGAGCCTGCATCAAAAAGCCTAATATATCAGTTAACTGCTCCCGGCGGAGCTCTTTGTTAGCAGCTGCCTCGACTGAGCTGGTAGCTGGTGAATAATCAAACTCACCGATTAAATCATCGGGCCTGACTGTCTGCCAGGAATCTCTATCCTCTGGATTAACCCTGGCTGCCCTGACATCATTGATAAACTGTTGATTGTTCAAATCCATAAGTTTAGCCAGCCTCTGTATGCCCATTTCCTCAAACAACGCTATCTTAGCGTTAAACCTGGCACCTGCTGACTCCGCAGTAATGCTGGCCTCAGTAGCCGTCTGCGTTTTCCCGGCTTCAGCCCCCCTGATATTAGCAGGAGTACCCAAAGCCCTCTCAATATCTGTATTAAGTTTTTGCTCGGAGTTGAAAGCAGAACCCGGTATTTCCGGTTTCTCCAAAAGCTGTAAATCGTTTAAATCATTTACATCAATAATGCCGTTTGGCCTGGAAGTCAGCTGGTCGTCATTAATATCAGAGCCTCTTCTCCTAAGCCACATATTGTTGATAAGGAAATTAACATTATCCATACGCTGGTTGTGCATCGTGTTAATCTCTTTTTGTAGGTAATGTATTATCTGTATAGCACTTAAGCCATAAAATTCGTTGGGAAGCTGGTCATAGGTGGCTTTAATAAATGGTTTTTTGTGGTGACGCCAGTAGGGGTTGGGGCCATCATAAATAACTTCATCTCTATTTACCAGTATAGCGTGTCTATCATCTTCCCAGTAATGTAATAGCTCAACCTCTCTCTTTTTCTCCATATCGAAATCATCGGTGCTGGAATAAGGGTCAAATCCACTAGCCTGTATTCCTACCGCTGAAAGCCTTTTTTGTCGTCCTTCCTGACCTTTCCTTTTCTCAGAGAGCTTATCAATATCAACAGGATATATTATGCCTGTGCCTATTCTTTCTAAAAGTTTAATACGATTGTCTAACTCTTCAAGCGTTAGCCATTCTCTGTGGAAAACCCCTCGGCAGTCGTCAATACTGACCGCATCAGGGTCGCCCCAGAAGTCGAAAAAGTCAATATTGAAGACCTCGTTATCATCCCAAAGAGTTTCCAGCTGCTCAATCTCCTGAAGGCCCCACTGACCGGTGTACTGCCCAAACTGGTCAACGATAGGTACTTTAGTCTTCTTCCTTATTTCTTCCTCTTCATATCTCCAGCCAACTCCCATGAAGGCTGCCGGGAATATCAACATGCTGGTAACAAAATCATAAAATGTAGAACGAATATTATTCTTCTCCAGCTGTTCATCGACAAAAGCAGCAGCAATATCAGCTTTATTCTTGCTGGTCATTACTTGCTGTATGTTGCCAGCACTCTGTGGCATGGCAGAAAAATGAACATAAGGTCTTTTATCAAAGAACGACATGACAATCTGGCTTCTTATGGTATCCAGTATCTCATAAGTTTTGGGAATATGGAGATTAGACTTACCCTCGGCTTTTTTCTCCTCTTTATCTTCAATATAGCCGACAAACTGTTTATACCAATCGATAGCTTTATCCTCGTACTGTTTGCGGTAGCTATCAAAATAGTTAAACAGCGACCTAAGCTCCTGATTTAAGTTATCCTGCTCATAAACTCTTCTATCCAGTGCCATATTTTACATACCTCCTGGCGGAGCTTGACCCCCTTGAGGCGGTGCAGCCATATTCTGCATTTCGATTAACAAGCCCATCGCTAATTCTTCCAGTTCAGGTCTTTCCATATTAGAGATTTCCTGAGACATCATTTCTATCATTTGAATATCCTCTGGTGGTGGCTGACCTTCTGCCGGTGGCGGTGGTGCAGCCGCAGGACCCTGTGGCATACCTTGGGGAGCCCCCATTCCTTGTTGCCCATAATGTTCTGGCATAATTAAACCTCCTTTAAAATAGCGAGAACCCTCTCTGAATTAACAGAGAGGGTTCTCTTTATAGGCCAGGTGGAGAGTGAGTTGGCCGACCTCTTAATAGGTTGTAAAAATATTCACCATAATTGTAACATTATGCAGACATTTCTGTCAAAGGTAATTTAATTTTTTGCAAGAATTACATTTTATCTCTATGTTCTGTTTCAACCTGGGCTTATCCGACAATTTAAAGAGAAGTCGCCCACATTTACGGCACCTAACCTCCGTCTTATAAGCGTTTCTCTTTTTAATTTTACGGAAATCGGCTCTTATTTTTGTCATATAATAGGCCCCTTAATACCCTGTTTCTTCATATAACGGCTCTGTTCTTTTCTTTCTTTTCTTCCAGATTTTTTCTTTCTGTTTCTCAGTTAAAGATTTAAGCGGTGGTCTCGACATCAGAAAGTATCTTATACTATCAGGCCCGTGTGTTATGTGGTGCGGTTCATTATCGACATCGTTGGCATCAAGCTCAGAGTGCTGGAGCATGGGTATATGGGAAACAATCTTGGGAACATGGCCTCTAAAAAACAATATCCTTGCTACCTTATCGGGTTCTCCGTCTCCATCATGGAATGGGTCGTCTATCGGCTTTAAATACTCTCTCATAAGCCGCCAGCCTTCTACACGCCTATTATCCGCCATTCTAAGCCCATAGCCGCTTAATCCGTTTTCAACAAGTATCTGCCGGCCAGATTTACCAGTCTCCTGCTTTCTAGTGTTAAAAAGGTCGGGTGGAATAACAATATAGCTTATCATTTCCCGCTCAGGGGGCTTCATACGGCTTAATATCTCGTCAGCCAGGTCAGAAAGGGCTATATTCGGCTGGTGAAGCTCTCTGTAAACATAATAAAACCCCATATCGCTGAGGGCTATCCAGTAAACGGCAGCCATATCAAGGCCGTAGTCCACTGTGATAAACCTTCGCCAATAATGGGGTATCTCAATAGGTTCAACAACATGTATGTTTCTGGAAAACTTCGGGAAAAACTGCCCTGCGTGTATATCCCAGTTACCTTTTAGGAGTCTTTTCCGGGTAACTTCGTCCTGGTTCTCAAGATTACTTCTATACGAGGGGTCTCTGTCCTCTAAAATGATATTATCGTCAAGATAGGCTGGTATGAAAATATGTTTTTCATATCTTGGGGGGTTTTGCTCCACCATAACGGTGTGGGGCTCCTCTGGTGGGCCTATTTCGATAAATTCCTTCTTAAACCAGGCGTGCCCGATATTGCCGGGGTTTGTCGCCAGCATAAATATGGGAAAAACACCTTTAACAGTGGCCCTCAGCCTGGTTACAAGGTATCTGTACTGTTTTCTAAGAAACTGGGTGGCTTCATCGAACGCTATATAGTCAAACTGCTGACTCTGGTAGTTATATATGTCGTCTTCCTGTTTTAAATGATTAAATGTTATTATTCCGTTATTTAAGCTGGTGAAAGTCCAGGCCCTCTGGGTGCCGTTCCATTTAGCACCGGGGAAATCGGCAAAAATCTCCTTAGACCGCATAATAGCACCGCCGGAACCTTCCAGCTGTGGATATTCACGCCTGAAGAAGCCACATTTAGCCCCAGGGTTGGCTAATATACCGGCAAATAATGACATTAGCAGGGCGTCGCTTTTGCCTCCGCCTGCTGCTCCTCCATATCCGATAACCTTAGCTTTAGGCTCCTGAATACCTGATGGCATATCTTCATCTGGTCGTTTGAAGATTTTGGGCAAACCTTCCTCGTTTTCGTCAATATAGTACCTGAAAGGGAAGGATAAACCGCAGGCTTTGAGGAAAGTGAGCTGTCGTTTCTGTGGCAGCCACTTTATCTGGGCCCTCTCGCTGGTATTCTTTTTGTCTTCCCTCCGTTTTTTTAACACATTCGCACCCTGGTGCACGGATGGAGTAAAATTTAACGCCATTTTATTCCACTTCCTCTGCTTCGGATTCTATAACGGTGGTATCCAGCTGCTCGTTCATTTCAGGGGGCACAAACTCTATCCTGATAGGCTTATCCTCGTTACCCTGCACTTCAACGGTAGAATGTTCCCTGAATGTTTCGGGCATCTTCCCTTTAATCAGGAACATAAGGAGGTTATCGCTGAATTTACGCTTATAGCCCACTATCTCACCCTGGTAAAACTGGGGCTCTTTATAGCCCTCTACTGCCCTTCTCTGGGCTTCTGAGATAAGGTAATCGGAGTGTGCCTGGTCGGCTAACTCGTAATACTTCATAAATGTTTCATCATCATACCAGCCACTGGGTGTACTGGGGCTGATACCAGTACATTTGGCAGCCTGGCTGACATTACCTAAGATAGCGTAGGCAGCTAAAAAGGCGACCTGGTGGGGCCTAAGCTCCTCGGCAGCTTTAGACTCCCTCATAATAGCATACATATCGAAGAAATCCTGCCGGTAATCGGGAACATTCTCGTCTTCTGATGATAATTCCCGCTTATCCTCTAAAAACTCGGCCATCTTCTCTATATCATACTTTGGCTTTATATGCTTTCCACCCCTTTTAGCCATGCTATAACCTCCTTTTCACCTTCCTTACCTGGGTTTTACCGCACTCAACACACTTCTCTTTAATCCGCATAATCTCATAATTGCCCTGTTTTTTGAATTTGTCGTCCTCGTCTAAAGCTTTCCAGGTGTGATAGCACTCTCTGGGAACACCTTCAAGACCTAAAGCCCTTCTAACACTCCTCTTGTCCGACATGTTAATCCCCCTTGTTTTAGTATTATTCTCCCTCAACCTCTCTCACCACACATTATAACACTATCACCAATAAAAGACAAAGGTAACACATTAGAAACTACCCCAAATAGCCTCTTTTTAACCCCGGGGAATAATCATTATAATGTATATTTATGCAGGAATTAATAAGTATCCTCCAAAAACTGGAAGGTAATTTCCACCACTTTTTTATGTTTCTAAAAAAAATATAACCCCCCTTTTTGTGCTAGGGTAATACTCTAACTAAAGTTATAGTTAGTGTATTCCCTAGTACAAACTTTGGAATTTGTTCTGTGTTGCCAAAATTGTGGGTGGGGGTGTATCTTATTGGGGGACGGCAGTCCCGGCCTGGGGGTAGGGGGTGTTCTGACGGGTACATTTCAGTTCTGAGGGGCCTAGCGGGCTGCTGAGTCCATTTCAGAGGGGCAGCCTATACCATTATATGTCTGGCAGTTAAAACCTGCTCATGGCTGCCAGAGAGCATGAGAGAGGTTGCAGCCTGTAATATACCATCATATCAACGCTTCCGCCATATCAGCCGCTATCATCCTACATTATCAATGCCGGCTACTTTCCCACAA